TATCATGGATGCAGAAGGTAATGATGTAGTTAAGCTCATGCCATACAATGCAGGTGTTATGTTTTCTAAGAACCATGAGTTTTGGATAGAAGCATTAAACAAATTAAAGAGTCTTGATAGAAAAGCACACGAATGGTATGGAGACCAATTAGCTATTAAGCTAATGGCAGATGCAGATAACTATAAAGTATTAGAACTATCTTGTGATGAATATAACTACACTCCAAAAGATAAAGAAGAACGTAAAGATGTATATGTTTATCATTTTAAAGGTCAGCGTAAAGACTGGATGATGAACGGACAATATTAAAGGATATTAAATGGCATTTACAAACTATACCAGTTTCGTGACTGTGGTACAGAATTACCTTGCACGAACAGATTTAAGCGCACAGATACCTGACTTCATTCAGATGGCACAATATAGAATGACACGTGACCTTAAAACTGAAAAGATGTTAAAGGTTGCAACTGCAACATCTACAGGTGGTGATGGAACTATTTCATTCCCTACAGATTTTTTAGAGATTAGAGATATTCATATTAAAGGTAATCCACCGATAAGATTAGAATATCAAACACCTGACTTATTTTTCCGTAATGGTCAAACAACATTATCAGGTTTACCACATTACTACACAATGTTAGGTACAGAATTTCAGTTTGCTCCAATATTTGACTCAACTATGACTGTTCAAATTCTTTACTATGCTCAACCTACATTTATTTCTACAATAACATCAAGTAACTTGTATTTAGCAAATTATCCTGATGCTTTATTGTATGCAACATTGGCTGAAGCAGAACCATATTTAATGAATGACGCAAGAACAGCAACATGGTCATCATTATATGACCGAGCAATAGCAAACATTAAGACAAACGATTTGGGTAGCACATATCCATATACTTCACTAAACGTAACACCACGATAAGGAAATCATCATGGCAGAAATGAGTAATTACTTAGAGAACGCACTTTTAAATGGCACTCTAAATGCAACCACTTTTACAGCACCAGCAGCAGTTTATGTAGCTTTATACACAACAGACCCTACAGACGCTAACACAGGTACAGAAGTTAGCACATCTGGTACTGGCTACTCTAGAACTGCAGTTACATTTGCAACTGCATCTGGTACATCTGGTTCTGTAGCTTCTAATGCAGACTGCACATTCCCACAAGCTACAAGCTCATGGGGTACTGTAGGTTGGATTGGTATTATGGACGCTTCAACTGCTGGTAATCTTTTATACCATACAGCATTAGACGTAAGCAAAACTATTGACTCTGGCGATATTTTTAAAATCGCATCAGCTTCATTGACAGTAACATTAGCTTAGGGGTAAAACATGGCTCTAGTCGTTAAAGACAGGGTACGTGAGAATAGTACAACCACAGGCACAGGAACATTTACCCTTTCAGGTGCAGTTTCTGGCTTCCAAACATTCTCAAGTGCTATAGGTAATACCAACACTACCTACTATAGTATTGTCAATAATACAGAATGGGAAGTAGGTATCGGAACGGTTGGAGCAGGAACATTAGCTAGAGATACAGTATTATCTTCATCTAATGCTGGCTCTGCTGTTACATTTACATCAGGCACCAAAGATGTCTTTTGTACTTACCCTGCTGGTCAATCTATTTATTATAATGACTCAACTAAAGTAGCAGTAACTGGCGGAGCTATTTGGGAAAATACAAATACTATTGCTTCAAGCTACACCATTTCAACAAATACCAATGCTATGAGTGCAGGTACAGTTACCATTAATAGTGGAGTAACTGTTACAGTCCCAACTGGAAGCAGATGGGTAATCGTTTAGGAAAATACTATGCCAAAAAATAAAATTAGCGAATGGAGTTCTACTCCTTCCAGCAATACAGATGTAGGTGGGATTAACATTGCAGAAGGTATGGCACCAAGTGATGTAAATAATGCTATACGTGAGATAATGGCTCAAGTTAAAGACCAACAAGTTGGCACAGATGGTGATAACTTTACAGTTGGTGGAAACTTAGCTGTTACAGGCACTACAACAATAACAGGCGCTACCACAATAACAGGAAATGCTATTGCATCTGCAAATTTAACTGTCAATGGTACGTTAGCAATTAATGGCGGTCTTACAACAGATGATGAAATTTCTATTGCAAATAAATTAGCTATATCAAGAACAAACTTTGTAGGTACAGGTGCAATTGCAGCAACTACACTTACCATTACTGTAGCAACAAGTGGTGCTTTATATATTGGTTCATTATTGACAGGTACAGGCGTTACTGACGGCACTACTATTACAGCATTTGTAACAGGCACAGGTGGCACAGGAACATATACTGTAAGCACTTCACAAACAGTATCTAGCACAGCCATTACAGGCACAGTAAATGATGCTACACTAGCAGTAACAGCTACAGATGCTATTCTTGTTCCTGTTGGCACAACCACACAAAGACCATCTACAGGTGTAGAAGGATATATACGTTATAATTCTACATTAGACCGCTTTGAAGGATATGCTAATGGTGCATGGGGTCAATTAGGTGCAGGTGCAACAGGCGGTGGTGCAGATAATGTATTTGTAGAAAATAGTTTAACAGTCACTACAGACTATACAATTACTGCTGGTAAATCAGCTTCATCTACAGGTGACATCACAATTAACTCTGGTGTTACAGTTACAGTTCCTAGCGGTTCACGCTGGGTTATTTTATAAGGAAAAATCATGGCAGGTACAGTCATAGCAGATAATTTACAAGCGGCTTCTACAAGTACGCTTGTAATTAAAAATGGTGTAGCAAGCACACCGCCAACTATTCAAGATAGTGCAGGAACAGAAATAGGCACATTTTGTCGTGCTTGGGTAAACTTTGATGGCACAGGCACATTTAGCCCAAACCCTAGCACAACTAAAATTAGAGCTTCGTTTAATGTAAGTTCTATTACTGATAATGGTACAGGTAGTTACACAATTAATCTAACAACAGCAATGCCAGATACAAACTATGCTGGTCTTATTTCATCAAGCGGAGGTCAAGCATTTTTACTGTCAACTGGTACAAACCCATGCACCACAACTACATTTAGAGTAGAGACTTCTAATTCTGCTGGAACACTCACAGATGCAACATATATTTCTGTTGCACTTTTTAAATAAAGGATAAAAAATGGACAAAAGAATAGTATATCAAAATGACGAAGGCGGAATTAGCATTATAGTTCCAGCAGACTGTGGTTTAACAATAGCAGAAATTGCTGCTAAAGATGTGCCACAAGGTAAAGAATATCACATTGTAGACGCATCTGAAATACCAACAGACAGAACTTTTAGAGGTGCATGGACATGGGAATAACAATTAATTTTGAGAAGGCTCAAGCAATTATTAAAGACAAACTTCGTGCTGAACGCACTCCATTACTAGAAGCTCAAGACGTAGCATTCCAACGTGCTTTAGAAAATAGTAGCGATACAAGTGCTATTGTAGCTGAAAAACAAAGACTTCGTGATATTACAAACCAAGTAGACACAGCAACAACATTAGATGAACTACTTACTTTAAACTGTGATAAGCCTGTAGAGCCAGTCGTTGAACCTGTAGCTGAACCTGTAGCTGAACCTACAGTAGAAGGAGAAAATTTATGAGTAGCGTGATTTTGACGGGTGATACGAGTGGTACATTAACCGTATCAGCACCATTAGTAGCAGGAAGCAATACAGTTACCTTACCAGCAGCGACAGGTACAATTAGCTTATTAACACAAGCTACATCAGTAAGTGCTAGTGGTACTTCTGTAGATTTTACAGGCATCCCTAGCTGGGCTAAACGCATTACTGTAATGTTGGCTGGGGTTTCAGGAAGTGGAACTAGCGTTATTTTATTTCAACTTGGTGATTCTGGCGGTATTGAAAATACTGGGTATGTATCAACAGGTTCAAGAATTGCTACTGGTACAGCAGCATCTACTGATTTTACTGCTGGATTTGGATTAGGAACTTCAAGTGCTGCGAATGAAGGAAAGCATGGAAGTGTAACTTTTTGTTTAGTTGGTTCAAATACTTGGGTTGCTAGTGGTGTTATGACAGTTTCTACTTCTGGATATAGTGGATTTGTTTCAGGTTCAAAAACATTATCAGACACACTTACACAAGTCCGTATCACTACAGTAAACGGTACAGACACTTTTGACGCTGGCTCAATTAACATTATGTATGAAGGATAAATTATGAGTATAATTTTAAACGGTTCAGCAGGAGTTACGACTAACTCTGGTGCTGTATATGACGGTATTTCTCGTGGGACTTCTGTAACAGCATCTGGAACAAGTGTTGACTTTACGTCTATTCCTTCATGGGTTAAGCGTATTACGGTGATGTTTAGCGGGGTGAGTACAAGTGGAACAAGTAATCCTTTAATTCAAATAGGTGCTGGTAGCGTTACAACTTCTGGTTATTTGGGTGCAGGCGGTAACATGACTAGTGGTGTTGCGGTACAAAACTTTACTGCTGGTTTTGGTTTGTGGGGGTCAGCTAACTGGACAGCCGCTAATACTTTACATGGTGGTTTGGTAATTACAAACATTTCTGGAAATAACTGGACATCTTTTGGAAGTTTTGGACTTTCTAGTGGAGGTACTGTGGGAATAACCTCTGGTTCTTTATCTCTTGGAGGAACACTAGACCGTGTTCGCATTACCACAGTCAACGGCACAGACACCTTTGATGCAGGTTCTATAAATATTATTTACGAATAGGATAACCTATGTTCGGAATTGCTAGTTTTTCACAAGTAGCATTTAGCTCACTAGCAAGCGGTGTTGTACTAGGCACAGCTTCTATTACTGCTGATGCTACCGTTACTGCTGATGCTTTAAGAATAAGAACAAACTCTGCTGCTATTACAGCAGATGCAACTGTAACAAGTAGTGCCATTCGCACAAGAACTTCATCAGGAAGCATTAACGGCAACGCTTTAGTATCTGCCTATGCTTATGCAATTAGAGAGGCTTCTGGAGCTATTACAGGCTTTGCAACAGTATCTAGTGGCTCAGTAGTCATTAAGACTTCTAGTGGCTCTATTACTGGTTTTGCAACTGTAACTGCTGATGCTCAAAAATTTGTTGTTGGTACTGCATCAATATTTGCTGATGCTACTGTTACAGCTAACGGTGGTATTCAGTATGCAGGTGAAGGTCACATTACTTGCGACACTACAGTTACTTGCAATGCTTCATCTATATGGGATGGTACAAGTTCTATTGTAGGTACAGCAACAATTATTGCTAAAGGCACTATTTTAGGTGAAGAGTGGTCAGATACCACTTTTGACACAAACACATGGACTGACGTAACACCAAGTTCAAACACATGGACAACAGTAACAGGGGACAATAATACATGGCTACGACAAGGGTAATATTAGGTGAATGGTTACCTGACCAGCCTTCTATCATTGAATCATTACAAGATGCTACTAATGTAGTACCTTCATCTGTTGGCTATATTCCATTCTCTACTCCAGTTGCATATTCAGGTGCAGCATCAGAAGACTTATTAAATATATTTGCAGGTAAGTTTAACACTACTACTCAATTGTTTGCTGCAAGTGCATCCAAACTATATATTTTTGATGGTTCTGATTTAAGCCTTGATGACGTATCTAAAAGCGTTGCTAGAACTATTACTAATGTTGCATTAACATCTAACGTAGCTACAATTACAACTGTTGGTGCACATGGATATAGCATTGGTGATTCAGTCACAGTAGACGCAAGTAATAATACTTTTGATGGTACTTATGTTATTACTACAGTTCCTACATTATTAACATTCACATACGCTAAAGTAAATGCTGACATTCCTAGTGCTGCTGCAACAGGTACAGTCATAGCTGGAAGTTATAGCGGTGTTACTACATGGAACTTTGCTCAGTTTGGTAACTCAGTATTGGCTACAAACAATGTAGGTAAAATACAAAAGTGGACTATTGGCTTATCATCTTATTTTGGTGATGCAGGAGCTTCTGCACCAGTAGCTAAATACATTACAGTAGTACGTGACTTTGTTGTAGTAGGTAATTTAGATGCAGGTTCAAACCCTAACAAAGTACAATGGTCAGATATTAATGACGAAACTGACTGGACTTCTGGAGCTGCTTCACAAGCTGATTACCAAATTATTGCAGATGGCGGTAATATACAAGGATTAACTGGTGGCGAGTTTGGGTTAGTATTCTTAGAACGAGCTATTGTTCGCATGACTTATATTGGCTCACCATTATTCTTCCAATTTGACACCATTTCACGCAATTTAGGTTGTATGGCAGGTGGTTCTATTGCTCAATATGGCAATGTATCATACTTTTTATCAGACAATGGTTTTTATTCATGTGATGGTCGTTCTGTTACACCTATTGGTGCTAATAAAATAGATAGATGGTTTTTTGATAATGTTGATTTAAACAAAATTGACCTTATTAGTGCAGCTATTGACCCAGAACGTAAGATTGTAGTATGGAATTTCTATAACCAAGATAATGCAGAGTCATTACTTATCTATAATTGGCAAGTTCAAAAATGGACTATATGCGATACAACTACTACTAAAGTAGCTTCTATTGCAACGTCAGGTATTACACTTGAAGGTCTAAATGCTTTTGGTACTGTAGACAGTATTACAACATCATTTGACTCACGCATATGGGCAGGTGGTAAGTTCTTATTTGCAGGTATTAACGGTGCTTATATATATACTTTCTCTGGCACAAATGCTACCCCTAGCTTAATTACATACGATATAGAGCAAGGATATAACTCAGTAGTCACACTAGCAAGACCTGCAATAGACAATGGCTCTGCCTCTGTAGCTGTAGCATCACGCAAAGAATTAGATGATACAATTACATTTAGCACTCCTGTAGCTATGTCACCTGAAGGAAGAGTTCCATTACGTTCAGCAGGTAGATACCATAGGTTTAAAATTATACCTACAGGGTTATGGACAACAGCTATTAGTACAGATATTGATGTAGAGCAACAAGGAAATAGATAATGTCTAGGGACATGTACCGTAAGCTAAACCCTAGTGGTTCAGAGCCTCGTGAAATTTCAGAAGTAGTAAATAACCTTGTAGAAGGTAAAAGCAATAATACTGGTACAATTACTTTAGCTACAGGCAATGCTACAACTACCACGATATCAGATGAAAGAATAGGTTATAATAGTATAATACTACTAACACCTATTAGTACTGCTGCTGGTAGTGATACTGTTCCTTATGGTGCGTTTCAAGACTCAACTGACCAGACTGCTGCATCAACAACAGCAGCTTATGCAATTACATTTAACACTACTGACTTTTCTAATGGTGTTTATTTGTCAAACAGTTCTAGACTTAATGTAAGAAATAGTGGTCTTTATAATTTAGAGTTTTCTATACAGTTTAAGAATACAACCAACGACTCTCAAGACGCAGAAGTTTGGTTTAGAAAAAATGGCACAGATATTGCAGCATCAAACAGTAGGTTTGGTTTAGCAGCAAGAAAAGCTGCTGGTGACCCAAGTCATATTATTGGTGCATTAAACTTTTATGTAGAATTAGTAGCAGATGACTATGTTGAACTTATGTGGAAAGTATCTGATACTGGTGTGTCTATAGAACATTATGCAGCAGGTACAAGTCCAACAAGACCAGCTACACCAAGCGTTATTACTACAATGAGTTATGTATCAACTTCAGCATCTACTAATGTATATGTAAGTGACAGAACTAAAGGTAG